AAGGCATAGACGAAGACTGGTTCTTCTCCAGGGGGAGGGGGGGTGCGAAAGGGGAAGGGAGCCGCCCCCGGCCCCGGAGAGAGGGGTAAAAGGGGTCCCCGGCAAGGGCAAAGCCCTTGTTGGGGGGAGGAGGAACCCCGTAGCGAGTGAGCCCTGGGCGTCAGGCCGGGGCGAGGGATACGAAGGCGGTGACGACGTTTTGAATAAACAAGAGATGAACGAGATCTGGAGGCTCCTGAGCCGCTACCGGGAAGGGGACAAGCACCTAAAAGACCAGGGGCTTTTGAGGGCTTGGTACGACACGTTAAAGCCCTATGAGGCCTCGACGGTGCGGGAGGCGGTGGCGGCCTATTTCCGGCGGAAGCACTACTGGCCGGACGTGGGCGAAATCACCGCCCTTTGCCCGCCTCCGGCGGAACCGTGCCGGGTGGAACGGGACGACATGGAACGCCTGCGGCGAACGTGGAGCGGGCTGGTGAAGCGCAGGCAGGCGGTCGGGGTCCCTGCCACCATCACCGAGGCCAGGGAGGCGGGGCTGGACAGCGGGGTGTGGTTCCAACTGCTGGTAGCCAACGGCCTCACCCTGGGCTGAGGTGGCATCATGGGAAAGACGTGGTGCTGTCCCTTCTTCTTCTGGGGGGAGGGGCTTAAGGTTCGGTGCCAGGGGGCCAAGGTGGACTTTGCCGACGCCGACAGCCGGGACGCCTGGACGAAACGATATTGTGAGCGGGTGCCGGGGTGGGAGGAGTGCCCCATGGCCGGACCGCTCTGGAAAAGAGAAAGCGAGGAAGAACATGCCGGAGAGGAACGTGGACAAGATCAAGCGGCTGGAGCGGGAGCTGGCCGGGTGCAGGAGAGAGGCCGAGGAGGCAAAGCGCCTGCGGGAAAAGGTCACCGCCGCCAACCAGGAAATCGCCAGTCAGCGGGAGATCGCACGAAAAGCCAGAAAGGGCGTTCACGAGGTCGTTCAGAGCTGTGACGCCTTGTGTATTGCCGTGGGTCTCAAGCTCGGGGTTCAAGTTGGGCCGGAGGCTTGGGAGTTGGACCTGCCCATGCCCCAAGTGGCGGAACTGCTGGGGAAATACCGGCTGATGGCGTCGGAAGCGCCGGAGGCGGGCGGCTTCCGCCTGCGGGTGGAAAAGCGGGGAAGCACCGATGGCGAAAGCGTGTAAGGGTTGCGACTACACCTTTTGCTATGAGGGCTGGTGGTGTGACTACTACGGAATCACGGGGATGCACCACCCCGGCCCGATGGGGAAGGGCTGTCCCGTGCGGCATGAGGGCGGGCTGGGCCGCAGGCAGTCTCCGCCGATCACGGAGCGGGCCGCCCGGCTGGACAAGGAGCGGCGGCGGGCGGCGGCGCTGAAGAACGTCAGGCGGTCGAAGCTGGACGGCGAGGGGGCGCTGAAGCTGTACAGGGAAGGGCTGAGTGATCGGGAGCTTGCCCTGGCCTTTGGAATGACCCGTGGGGCCGTCACGAAGTGGCGGAAAAAGCGGGGGCTGGCGGCCAACGGGGCGGTAGGGAGGCGGAAAGGTTGAGAATAGAGCAGATGCTTGACCTGTTTGCCGGGGAATCCGACAAGGCTATCCGGGATTCTCTACGTAAACTGCACGCAAATTTGATGTTCCGGTCAAAGAACGTTGCGGTCTCCATATCCGGCGGCTCGGACAGCGACGTAATGCTGGACATGATCGAGGCGTTGGAGCCGAGGAAGAATTATCCACATGCCGCCATACATTACGTCTGGTTCGACACGGGCCTGGAGTATGCCGCCACCAAGCGCCACCTGGCCGCTCTGGAGACCAAGTACGACATCACCATCGAGCGCCGCAGGGCGAAGGTCCCTGTTCCGCTGGGATGCAAAAACTGCGGCCTGCCATTCCTCAGCAAGCGTATCTCAGGGTACATCAGCCGCCTTCAGGCCCACGGATTTCAATGGGCGGACGAGCCCTTCGACGTCCTTTACGCCCGCTATCCCAAATGCAAAGCGGCCCTGCGCTGGTGGTGCAACGAGTGGGGCGATGGCAGCCAGCTCAACATCAGTGCCAACCGCCTGCTCAAGGAGTTCATGACCGCCAACCCGCCCACGTTCCGCATTTCCGACGGCTGTTGCAAGGGGGCCAAGAAGGACGTGGCCCACGATTATATCCGGGAGATCGGGGCGGATCTCAATATCGTGGGTGTCCGCCAAGCGGAGGGCGGGGCCAGGGCGACGGTGTACAGCAGTTGCTTTTCCGAGCCGTCCATGCCAGGAGAGGCCGCACAGTTCCGCCCGTTGTTTTACCTTACGGACGCCGACAAACGTGTCTATTGTGAGCGACGGGGCGTCATACACTCTGATTTGTACGTCAAATATGGCTTCACTCGGACGGGGTGCGCCTGCTGTCCCTTCGGCTCCCGGTTTGAGCAGGAACTGCGGGTTGCGGAGTGGATCGACCCAGGCTTGGCGGCGGCGGCAAAGACCATCTTCGGCCCGGCCTACGAGTATGCCAGGGCCTACCGGCAGTTTAGAGCCCGGCATGACGTTGATCGCAAACGGGACCCGGATCAATATCTCATTGAAATACACTCTGCCGATCCAAGGCGGATTGAGCGGATCAAGGAGTATTTTGGGGAACAGATATGCGGCCTCCAGGGGGCCGGGGAGGGCGGAGAATGAACGAGCGCTGTATTTCCTGCAAGTATTTTGAATCTACCCACGAGGGAGCGTCCGGTGCGTTGGGAGAAGATATTTGCAGTTGCCGAATCTGCTGCGAGGATGAAGAAGATTGTCAAGATTACGAGGAGGCCGCCCATGGGTAAGAAGCTGAAGACGTGCCCGTTCTGTGGGACAGAGGTATCTTTGGCAAAAGAAAACCGCCCCAATTAAGGGGCGGCCTCGGCCTCGTCGACGATCTCCTGGAGAACGTGGATCAGGTCGTTGAGATTGCTTAGAGTGACGTCACGGGCGAGGATCTCGTTTTTCAGATCGATAGGCAGGGTTTCAAACTTGGGCCGCAGAGCCGGGTTGACGTAGGACATGTTCATCACCTCACAGCTAGTGTGCCCCAAATAACAAAATTGTCTGGCTTGAGCCGGGGGAGGAAAGATAGATGAAATGTGATAATTGCCTTGTTGTAGAACAAATGAGCAAGAGCGATGTTCCGGCGTGCTGCGCATGGTATCTGGAAAACGTAGTATGTGGAGACAAAAGTGTGGATGACTGCCCGGAATGGGAGGCCCGGCATGGATGATCTGATCAGCCGGGAGGCGTTAAAAAAGGACCTTAAGCGGACGAAGTGGCTTTCTGCTCCTGATGGGAGCAAAGCGGTACATCTGCTTAACATAGCACCAACCGTTGACGCCGCGCCGGTGGTGCATGGGCGGTGGCTTAGAACCGAAAGCATTATCTGGTGTAATCGGTGCTCCTTGTGTGGCAGTCAGGCAAGGATAATGCACAACTACTGCCCCAACTGCGGCGCCCGTATGGACCTGCCGGAGGGAGAGGAGGAACAGAACGATGGGTGAGTGGATCAGCGTCAAAGATCGGCTGCCAGAATGTTTTGCACCGGTAATTGTATGCCGGGCTGATGGTAAAGTGGAGTGTGGGATGCGGGACATAAACAACTGGTGGAAGGTGTATGGCACCAGGACGAAACGTGTCACCTACTGGATGGACTTACCGGAGCCGCCGAAGGAGGATGACAATGGATAAGATGGACAAGCCCCTCGTATTTATGGACGGAATCTGCCCGAAATGTGGGAACATGTGCGGCAATAGAGGCGCAGGAGATATTCTGCGTTGTTCTTGCGGCTGGAGCGGTAAAATGGACGAGAAAGATACAAAGGCTCTTTCTGAGCTCATCCGCCGCCACAAAGAACGGAATAAGGAGGCCAGTACATGAAATTCCGAGATCCTAAGACGGGAGCAGTCTTTGATGATATCAGGAGCGCACAGGTGAGATTTATGTGTCCGGGCCCTTGCAACGTGTGTCCGCTTGGGCCTGACCGCTGTACCGAAGAGTGGTGTAACAAGCATCCCCTTGAAGCCGCTTACCTGATGGGATATGAGTTGGTGAATGAACGGAAAAAAGCACGATGGGGAAAATAAAAAACGCCCCACTTTGAAAGAGAACCGCCCCCAGGACTTTAAATGGTCCTGGGGGCGGTGTTGCTATCTGTTTTTCAAGTCGGAGGGGGAAAGCCGCCCCGAATCATGGCCGTTTCCCACCAGTCGGCGGATACGTCGGTGGGCGGTGGGGGTAAGCTCGGACCACGTGCGGGCGAGACCGCCGCAGTCCAGGTCCCAAACAAGTCGCCATTGGTCTTTCATAGTATTTCTCCCTTCTGCGGTTGAATGGATCAATGCTCCCATGGTCGTTTGTCGGTGTCCTGATGGATCTCGATGCCTGGGCGCTCCTTCTGGAGGGAACGAAACCGGGCGAACGCTTTATGTCGTTGCGGGCCGGGGTAACGCTCTTCCAGCTCTTTGGCCTCGGTGCCGTCCTCGTACCGGCGGACGATGCGGAGCCAGTACCATTTTTTGTTGTTCTGGTAATAGCGATTTTCCCGGATCAGCTCCAGGCGGAGGGTGTAAGGCATGGTGGCGAGCTGGGCATACCGGGCGGCCAGGGCCTTTCGGTATTCGGTCAAGTCGGCTATGAGCTGACGGGCCGATTCGATGTCTCGGGCCGCCACGTCGTCCCGGTAGGCCACTTCTTTCGGGAGCAGTGTGGTCGGGTCCTGGACGTGGATATAATACGTGAAATTCTTGTGGGAATCGGAGCGGGAGCTTTCGGGGTCGAACCAGTTTTCATAGCTCATGGGGGATACTCCTTTCGGCCTGCCATCGTCAGGGCGGGGAGGCCATTCCCCGCCGACGCCCTGGAGGGCGTTTCGGCTGTTGTGGTGTGCCCTCGTGACCTCAGGGGCGGGCGGGGATTTATACCTCTTCCAAAATTCCTTTATAGCCGTAGCTGGTCTCAAATTCAGCCCATGATTTGCGGCGGCTTTTCGTGTACCAGTGCGATTTATAGGTAAAATTGCCATCAGCGTCCACCAGTTTCAGGAGGGCCTGTCTAATGCAACGGGCCTTTACCGTGTACCACGTCCCTCTAATTCTGTACTGCTTCATGCTTCCTCCTTTGCCCTCGTGACCTCCGGGGCGGGTGTGATTCTAGATTCTTACCAGCCGCCGCATTCCCGGGAGCTTAAAAGAGATATAACCAGCGTCCCGGATGGCGGTAACGATTTGATTCATCGTAGGGTCTTGCGGTACGATAACTTTTGCTCCCTGAATGTAAGAACTTCCGCCGCATGTCAAACTCAACTCGCCGTCAAAGCAAATCTCTGTCATGGTCCGTGCTCCTTTCTGCCGCCGTGCGGCTCCCCTCGTGACCTCCGGGGCGGGATTGTGGTTGATCTTCAGGCCCCGGGGGCCTCGGTGATGGATCGGAGGATGGAGAGATTTTCTTCCGTGTTCTTGTTGTACCAGCATTGTTTTTTCCCGTGCCAGCGCCAGCCGTGGACCTTCAGGGCGTCCCGCACGTTCTGGGCGGGGCGGGCCGGAAAGAAAACCTCAATGCCGTTAAAATCCTGATTGATCTTTACCACGATGGCCCCGGAGGAGGGGGAAACGGGCTCAGGCTGAGGAAGGCGGTTGGGAGCGGCCTTCACGGTATAGGGCTTGTCCCATTTTCCAACGCCCAAGTCATAGTAGAAATTCACGTCGAAATAGTCGATCTGGCTGTCGCTGTCGTTCCAGTGGTAGGACTTGATACAGTCATTCACATCGGACAGCACCGCCTTGGCCCAGTCGGTGAGGAGCGGATCACGTTCCACGTGGTATTGGTTTACGCTGTGGTAAGTCTGGCCGTCCTTAAGGGCCTCATAGGGGCCGGACATGAGGGAGACCCGGATCTCACTGCACATGCTGGCATAATGCGTGGTGATACTGAATTTGCAATCGGGGTAAGCCGTTTTCACGTATTCCCGGATTTTGATGCTGATGTCCTTGGTCGACATGTTCATGTTGTAGCGGCTACCCTTCCACCCGTTCCGGGTGTAAAACTCGTTGCGGGTGCTCTCGGCGGTCTCGTGGGTAGGCTCGACGGCGGTCTGGTTATAGGCCAGCTTGAAGAGGGGGAAGAGGCGGTCATACTCGGCATTGATGGCCTGCATGGTTTTCAGGTCGCCGCCCACGTCCGGGTGGTGCTTCATGGCGGCGGAGCGGTATGCCTTTTTCAGGTCGTCCAGGGTGGCGCAGTTCTCAAAGTATTTCATGGTAAAGCCTCCTTTGCTTTTTGGGGTTTTCCCTTGGTCTGATTGCATTATATACGGTTATACAGTATCTTGCAAGGGGCAACATGTACAAAGTTAAACCGTATCTTTTGTACAATATGGATACTGTTTAACTTCTGCGGGCTGTGATACAATAAAACCAAAGAGGGGAGGGGTGAGATTGCCCGTATCCAAAGCCAAAAAAACGGCCCGCAACAAGTGGGACAAGGAAAACATGACAGTTTTGGGGTGCAAGGTCAAGGTGGAAGAGGCCGAGCGCTTCAAGGCGGCCACGAAGGCCAGGGGGACAAACCCGAACGCAGTTTTTAAAGCCTGCATGGAGCAATACCTGGAAAAATATGACCCTCTGCCGAATCAAGAGGACCCGGAGTAATACCGGG